TCGATAAGATTTATGTGAATTTCAAAGCTGTATGGGCGCAACGTCCTGAAACAACAGAACCCGCACCACAAACATTATACGCATACTACGGGTATTTAAATGAAGCCGAAACATTAACTGAGGCTAAGATACTAGCAGGACAATCATTCGGTATAACTAATAACGGATCGGTTACAGTGCCGTTTAATACCTCGGATTTCAAGTTACTTTGGTTAGCATTACCATCGGGGCAAACAGCTAAGACTACTGTTACGGATTTGAATAATGATTCAGTTACTCCAGTAGGTGAAACTGGAACTTTTGGCAGTCCTGTTACTATTGGTTCCTTTGATGCATATGTAAGTAATTTTGCTACTGTTTATGAGGGGGCTGGGTTGAGGTTTAGTTAAAGAGCATACCGGATTAAGTGTAGGCTTTGAATTATAAAATTGGGTGATTCTTTAAAACATATTGGCTAAACTTCTGAAATAAAGGCTGAATAATAAAACTCATTTTATCCGCATCAGGTTGTTTATTGTATTTCGGTATTTCTATGTTTTCCGAAAGAAGAAACTGTTTCATTATTTCAGTGCATTCATTTAACGCTTGGTTTCTAGTATTCATAGTTACCTTAACTCTTTGTGTTCTTTGCAACCAAAGGTAAATACCGTTTAATGCTGTTTTCTTTGATCCGTATTGATATCCCATAACTATCTTTTGTTAATTACTTTTTGATACCGTAATAGCCGACTTAAGATAGAATTTAATTCACCTACACGCTCTGATCTTTTTTTTGATTTTTCAATCGCATCAGCATCGTTGGCAGATCCTATATTCTTATAAACATTGATCCTACCTTTAATCTCAGTAATCATCGTGCTAATAGCTTTTAATTGACCTTCTTCAAATTGTGTTTTCATATTATTTCTAATTTATGTTACTATATTCTAACGCTAATCCTTTTGAAATTAATCCAAAAATATCATAATGGTAAGCCAATAAGATTTTTACATCATTGTAAGACATTGAAGTAGGATCTTCAATACAGAAATCAATATCAACTTTAGTATGTAATCCTAAATTAACCTGTACCTCTTTAGATGATTTTAAATAATCCATAGGTCTTAATATAGGTTTATATTCGTGTATATCATCAGAATCTAATACTGTTGATAATGATATATTACACAAACCACCTTTATCACAAAGCGTTCTTACATAACCGTCATTACATTTAATGTTAATCCCATAAGGTAAATACGGCGACAACTGTTTAATATCTAATTTTTTCATACCCCTAAGTTAACTCAATTCCTTATATTTGAATGCAACATCTTAGTTACAATACAATGGCATCACAAGTACGCGGATTTTCAGAAATGGTTGCTAGGCTTAATAGTTATAGCGCAAATGTTCAGCAAGAGGTTAAAGAGGTAGTAGAACTGACCCTCGGAGATATTGAGACAGAAGCTATAGCCAACGCACCAGGGCCAGGAGAAATGATCGCAACTGAAGGTGGGCCGATTTCACAAGAGTTCATAGCTGACAAACGCAGAGGATCATTTACGCCGATCAGTCAAGCCATAGGGTATGAAGTTGATAGGTCGGGATATAAAGGTTCGGTTTATGTGGAGAAATCGGCTGGAGATATAGCCGTGTACGTGGAAATGGGCACTGGTCAAAGTGCTGCGAGTTATTTGGCTACTGTTCCGACTTATTGGAGGGCTATAGCGGCTAAATACGTAGTCAATCGCCAAGGAACTATACTCAATGCGCCCTACCTATTACCCGCATTTCTTAAGCATTCGATTGAGTTTAAGAAAGAACTGAAGGAGGTGTTTAAAGCAACTCGATTATAATAAGTATATTCGCATATGGAAAATCAACAAGAAAGAGCGCCAAGGTTAAATCACAATGGCAAAGATGAGTTTTGGTTTGTAAAATTCGGAACTCCAGAGTACGAAACAGCTTTTAATACTAGAGAAGAATGTTTAGCTAATTTAGGAGAATTACAAATAAAAATAAAGAGGAATAAAAATGGAATGGAAAACAGAATATCTTGAAATTAAAAGGACTTTATGGGGTAAAGCGTTTTATTGGTTGCAGAAAGTTAATCTTCAACGTTTACTTAAAGGGAAGCCATTAGCCAATATTTTCGTAGATGGTGTGTTTTCTAATGCCGTTGGAGTAGATAAAAACCTTAATGTAATCGAACTATAATGCAAACACCCAGCCTCGCCTTAAGAACTTCCCTTTACTCAGCCCTACAAGGCATCGTATACAAAACTAAAACAATACCTGTCTACGAGGAAAAGGTTAACCCATCTGCATTGGCATCAGTCCCAACGGTAGCAATAGGTACAGATCAAGTTAAATGCTATATCGTGCTATTGAATCAAACGGAGAACGACGATTCGCCTAAGTGCCATAAGAACGATGCATGCTCGATTCAGATTCAGATTAATACGGTATTCCCATTAACTAAAGGCGGATCTAAAACGGCTGAGGAAATAGAGAACTTAGTATACAGCAAGTTGTTTCCAGTTACTTCGCTAATGACCGGACTTGTATTACCTAGCCCCTTTACTTTATGGAAATCGGTTAAGCAGGGTAGTAGGAGTATACAGTATGATAGCGAAACTAATTCGATTTGGACTAGGCAGATTACTTTCCAACTATGGATTAGCCAAAGTGAAACATATGTGCCACCTACTATAAACAGAGCGTTCGATTATTCTTTAGACACAACATTTACCTCATAACTATGTCAGATATAACCTACCCCAACAAACAAATAGCGGTTAACCCGTTATTCCCACAGGCTAATGAGAAATGGTCTTATAGTGACGCTAATCAGGTAAAGACCGCGGTTAATTCTAAGGTCGATAAAGTAGAGGGTTATGGTTTATCTGAGAATGATTTTACTGATGCACTGAAAGGTAAATTAGATAACATAGATCCATCTGGGAATACTACGCACCAATTATGGCTTGAAGATTTAAGGATTGAAGGTGATACTGACACTACGTTATTTAAGCGTGGTATAGTTGAAATGCAATCCCGTAAATCACCATTATATTTAGATGCTAGAGAATATACTCTAACAGAACATATTGCTATTGGAGGTAATTACTGTACGATTATAGGCATTAAAGGAGAAGTCGAAACTGGCACAAGAATAAGAAACCAGATACCAGGATTTGCACATATTTTTTCTTATGATGCAGCCGTAACGCCAATACTTACTATCCCTACGCCAACAAATCCCGCCTCTTTAGGTGGATGTGCTTTTTATCTTACGTCTCTTATAGCAGGCATGGTTATTGAAAATATGTCTTTCTTGGGATTTAGGTATGGCATAGCATTTATGGAGGCTCATAACGCCCCTATATTCAGAGGTGTGAACTTCTTTACTTGTAATGTTGGCATTATAGCTTACAAAGGTTGTCAGAACTTTAATTTAATTAATTGCGGGGGTGCTTTTATAGGTAGTGTTATTATTGCAGCTGCAACTTGCTTCCCAGCCGGTAGTCCTTATGCTGGTGAAGATGGTTATTATTGCGATTCGCTAATTATTAAAAATGAAGATGGCTACGGTTCATTTAGCCAAATAGATATTAATTCTAAATTTGATGATTTCTTTAGGCAATCAATATTGCGCCCTTCAACCGATTCTGTAACTATCGCTAATACTATTAAGTATTTAGATGCAAACAATCAAGTATATGCGGATGATTCTATATATGCAAACCCTACAGGATGGGGTGTATTTGTCCCGATGAGAAACCCAAGGTCTATATTTGGTCATCAATATAGAAACATCGATATACGTGGCAGGGTTCAAAGAGGTATTGCTTTATTAAATGAATCAGTTATTGACCTGTTATTAGAAGGGCATTTTTCTTTAGAATTAGAGGAATATGTACGGGAAACCGTAACAGTTGGTTCTGTTTTTAGTGCAACAAATCTTTTAAGAAAACGCTTACACTCAGCATTGAACTTCAATAATGCTAAAGATATTATAGGGTTCACCAATCGTGGTCGTAGTGATGGGTTTACTGAGAGTTCTAAGAAATATATAGTTGACATTAATTACATACCTAATAGGCCAGTAGTTCAGGACAATTTAAGATTCCTGGTATTTGATGCGGATAAGCAAATGGTATCTAAAGATATTTATGAAGAAGAAATATTAGTTCTCGCGGATGTTAATTCTCCTATTCATAAAATTGGGGCTAAAATAACTATGCTTTATGTTTCTAAGACCGCCCAAGGGAGAATAAAATTTGAGGCTGGCAACTTTGATATATTAACCTCATCGCCTATTGATTATACTAAGCCGGTATATTTAGAGTTAGAATACGCTAATCCAAAAGTTTTAGTTAAGATATACAATAAAGTAACAGCGGAAGAATGGATCGCACAGAGTTAGAACGATTAGCAATCGAGCGTTATCCTATGCCCTTGAACCCGTGCGTGTGGGCTATTCGAAAGATTGAGTATCTGAGGGAGGAATGGGTTAAGGCTAAACTAAATATTTCTGTATCAAGTTTGTTACAATCCGAATTATAAACTATATTTACACTAACAATTTAAAAACAACATTATGGCAACTAATCTATTAGGGACTGATTATCTTTTATACGTGGATACTGTAACTGACCCTACAACAGCTACAAGGGGAACAGACGCTAATTATAAGTTACTGGCGTGTTTAACTTCTAACGGCTTTGAAATCAGTAACGCAGAGCAATCTACATCAAACAAATGTGATGAAGGATGGGCAACGTCTCAAAGTGGCTTAGGTTCATGGACTATTTCAGGTGATGGTCAGGCGGTATCTCTGGTAACAGGAGAGGCGGCGACTAAAACTAACTACCAGGCTCTATTGCAATTAGCATTAGATAAAGAGGTTTTCTTCCTTAAATGGGCTGACCCAAATGACTTAATTGTTAGAGAGGGTAAAGTTAGAATTACATCTTATTCTGAGACTGCTCCAAATGCAGAGGCTTATACTTTCACTGTATCATTCGCTGGAATAGGAAAACCATTTATCACTGCTGCTGTATAATGAACGGAGTTGCTGAAATAAAGATTACTAAAGGTGATTTAAAAGGCACTTACAAACTACGCTACGGTATGATTGGTTGCATGGAGTTTGAGGTAAGGTCTTTTAATAATCCTGCTTTGAATAATGGCAAGGTTTTAACTGACCTAATTTATGCTGGGATATTTGGCGAGGCTGCAAGGGCTGAAAAATCTATTCCTTTATATGCTGATGTTGTTGATCTACTTGATGAGTTAGCTTATGAAGATGATTATTCAGATCAAATAGGCAGAGTTTGGGAAACTTACCATACTAGCAAATGGGGTCAGGATTTCCAAAAAAAGATTGACGAGTTAACTAAAAAAAAAGAACAAAGCGAGTTACTAAACGTGTAGATCCTGCAATAGATCATAATAAGATACTTACTTTTGCTTTAGGCAGAATGGGGTTGTCTCCTACAGAATTTGCGGAGTTAACCCCTTTTTTGTTTGATTTAAAATGTGAAGGATTTAAGGAAGCTGAATTAGCATTAGAAAGTAGAACACAACGTTTAGCATGGGTTATATTTGGGGTTAATGCAGATCCAAAATCGGCTAAAGGGGTTACTCCAGATGATATATTCCCAATCGCGGGAAAGAAAGTAACTCCAAGGCAAACAGGGTTCACTAGAAGCAAGGTGGCTTCAATGATTAAGAAAATGTCAAAACTAACTAATAAATAATGGCAGATGCAATATTATCGGTATCGTTAGAGGCTCAGGTAGCTAACTTTAGGCAGAACATGGCAACGGCGGCTCAGGAAATGAACCGTACTAGCCAAACTACCGAGCGGGCTGTTAGTGCTATCAGTTCTAATATTGCCAGGGTAAATACAATTAACTTAAGCGGCTTTCAGAGATCGCTACAAGCTGGGCAAATTAGCTTAGGTAGACTAAATACAACGGCGGCGGCTACCGCGACTTCACTTAGGCCATTAACAACAGGTAGTAATTCTGCTGCATTCGCTTTAACAAACTTAGGCCGCGTTGCTCAGGATGCCCCATTTGGCTTTATTGGTATTCAGAATAACTTAAACCCATTACTTGAATCATTCGGTAGGCTAAGGCAAGAAACAGGCTCTAACGGGGCTGCTTTACGTGCGCTAGGTCAATCTTTAGTTGGGCCTGCTGGATTAGGTATTGCCTTATCCGTAGTAAGTGCTGCTGTTCTGTTTTATCAGCAATACCAGCAACGGGCAAATAAAACTGTAAAGGAAGCTAAGGCTGATGCTGATGCTTATGTAAACTCTTTAGATCAACTTACCCAAGCGCAATTAAAAGGCAGTAAGAATGCGCAAAAAGAGATAACAGAACTAAATACTTTATATGCTATAACTCAGGATGTATCACTATCCACTAAACAAAGAGGTGACGCAGTTGATACTTTACAATCTAAATACCCTGAATATTTTAAGAATCTATCCGATGAGACTATTCTTAACGGTAACGCGGAGTCTGCTTATAAAAGGTTAGCTACTGCAATAATTGAAACGGCAAAGGCTAGGGCTGCACAGGATTTAATCACTAAGAATAGTTCTCGCCAATTAGAGAACCAGCAAAAGTTAAATGACCTTGAAATAGCATTTGGTAAAGAGCAACAAAAGAATGCAATAGCTTTAAATAAGATTCGTGATCCGAACAATGCCGGTTCTGCTCAGTTCTTAGCTAGACAGGCTGAAAATGCCGTTAAAGCACAAGCGGTAATAGCTAAACAAATTACCGATTTAAAAACAGACAGTAATATCATTGATAGTAAGAACTTAAAACTTACTGAAGCGATTACAGCAAGCATTAGAGAGGGCGCTGATTTAACAGATACCGCAACTACTAATACAGGTAAGAAATTTAAGACTTTAGCTGAGATATTAAAGGAACTTGATAACGCATTAAAGGTTAACGAAGCGCAGTATAATGCTACGTTTGACGAGAAAAATACGGGTAAGATTAGTGCCTACCAATCGGCTATTGACTCATTAATCACTAATGGTTATAATCCGGCTGCTGATGCTGTTAAAAGACTTAGAGAGGAACAACAGAAGTTATTTCAATTAGAAGCCGGTAGTACAACAAGTTTAGAGGAAGCATTAAATAAAAGAAGAAAATCACAGGTTGCAGATCCTAAGTTAGTTGGTAAAGCATCTAAAGGCGTTACAACTCCTACAGGGTCATCTATAACCAGAATACAAGCGGAACAAGAGGCTATATTAAAATCTCAACAACGTTTTAATCAGGACATGGATGCTTTGGTTGTGGATGGAGTAGCAGGTACTATTAGTAATATCGGCTCTGCAATCGGCGAGGCTTTAATGGCGGGTGGCGATATATTCTCTGCTGCTGGTGGCGCTTTACTTGCGGGATTTGGTCAGTTCTTAGATCAATTCGGAAAACTATTAGTTGAATACGGTGCGGCGGCTGTA